CCGTGAGGGGATATTTTAGGTTTGTCACCTGTCTTGACGTGGTCAGTCCACACGGTTCAGCCCAGGATTGCCAAAAGAGGAGTTGGCTCTCCCACCGTGGTCCACCCACTTTGACTTCTAGCCACGGACGACCCAATTCGCGGCCTGCCCATCGCAGGTGCATAGTCCGGAGGTAACCAGCCTCCATCACGAATTGCGCTCACTGTGGTCCGTCTGCCCCTCCATCAAAGTGTTGTTCCCTTCTCCTGGTAACTCCAGGCAGCCCGGTGCGCGTACCCTTGCAAGGCACCGGCTCCTCCTGTGGTGCGGTACCACTCCGTTCTACATCGCCAGCAAATGCATTGCGTTGTAAGCAGACTGCCCCAACGCTGCTCCGTTCTCTAGCAGCCAGTGTCCGGTCTTATCCAACCAGGCCAGTGCCTTGGACAGCCGATCCCGGCTGGCACCTGACGGCGCCACGTACAAGGGAATCGGTGTGCCAGCCCCAAACTGGATGGCGTTGTCCCACTCCATCACTACGACCACGCGTAAACGCAGCACAGTGGTGTTGACGGGTAATCCTGAAACCTGGATCCACATTGCGTTGACGTTGTTGGGATTGTACGCAGCATCGATCCAATCCAGGTCGTTGTCATTCGGCCTCCACTTGATCCCAACAGTTGTGTCCGGCAAGCGGTTGACATACGCCAACCCTGATCGGACCTCAGCCGTGGTTGTAGTGGTAGACAGTGCACCTCCCTGAGGGGCATTGCCTAGCGCGACTAGACCTTGCCTGTTCTGCTCCGTACCGATCCATGAGATCTGCGCGCAAGCTGCTAGGCAACGGTATCGCTGGCCCTGGGCAGTGATGATTCCACTCCCCGGATACGCATATCCACTATTGAAAGTGATGTTTGCGCTGTCGGAAGATGAGAACCCATGCCGTATGGCCATCGCGCTGGGGCAAATGCAGATGTTCACCGCGTTGTCCGTGGGCCCGAGCGTAATGCTCTGGTCCGTTACAAAGCGCTGGACATTCGTCCCTGTCCCATCCGTTACCAGACCTGGGACGATCGGGGCATTGCAAGGATCTGCGAGGAGCCTTGCGTACGCCCTATCACCCGCGTTCAACAAGCTGCGGGACGGTCCAGCCGGCTTCTTAGCTGGCTTCGCCTGCCCTTGCTGCTTGCGAGGCTTGTTCCCCCCCTTAGGGGTTGGAACTAGCTTCCTACCAACCGTCATCGCTATGTGCTCTGCTTACTGGTGTGATGTAGCGTGCTTCAAACCCACTAATCGTGGTGGTACCAATCCTCCACTGTGATCTGCGGGTCGAGTGTGATGCCCCTGTGGTGAAGAGGGAACATCACGGGGATGGCCTCCGTGGGCTTGTAGAGATCGGCAAACCTAGCCTCCAGGCTCATTTGCTCCGATGGCAAAACGCCAAACGCTCGGTGAAATGATTCCCTGGCCGCCTGAGTAACATGTTCACGGCTCCGCATGCCATGCGCCATATACTCGAATCCGGACGACATGTTGCCAAACCCTTGAGCCTTCTTGCAGGGCGTGCCAATCCGCTTCAGCGCTGCGTAGGCTGCACTGTAAATCGGCACTTCTCCTGCGAGGCTCAGCCCTGCTACGCCAACTTGGTATGACCACCGCCGGAACGACTCTACTGCACGCCCCATGTCCGGAGTTTTGAAGGTACAATCCTTGGCAAGACCCATGTCAGGGTTGCGCACCATGATGTACCTGGTGCCGGTCCAAACGGGGTTTGTTTGGCAAAAGCTGATGCGCTCGAACACATCAACCGGAGCCTCAACCACCAATGTGAACCCCTTGCTCAGGAAGTATGGCGTGAGGCCCTCACTGAAGCGGTGCAGGTGACTGCGGGACATTATGACCACGCAGTCGTCGCCATTGTTCGCCAGGCGAGCTGTTGCTCCGATGGAGCTACAGTAAGCCCAGACCATGGACGACATGAGCAAACAATTGCCCAGCGCTGTGTTCATGTCTCCACTCATCCTGCACCCGTTCGTCTCGTAAGTGAAAGTGCCATCACTGCCACAAAACCTGCCGGAGTTGTGCAGCTGCCAAGACAGCAGCTACTCCAGCTCCTTACTCCTGGGGAAGAGCTCGAGGTAAAACCCGTGCTCAAAGCGCAGTGCGTCAACACTCACGTGTTGGTCGAACCTGCTAGCGTCCAGCCCCACCGCCACAGGGTCCTCAATTGAGTCCCACATGTCTCGCAAGGCTCTAGCTGTGCCCGCGGCGTTGTAGCCCTTCATAATCGTAGGCCCTCCCCACACCTGTGCTACTGCCTTGTAAAGGGCATGTTCGGCCGGCTTCAGGTACCGTCCGACGCACAGGTTGTACCGCGGCCCCCTAGGTTGAATGATCCTAGGGGCCGGGTCCGGCTTGCTGTGAAGGTTCAATGATTCAGCCTTCACAAATGCTTTGATGGTTGCATCGGCTTTGTCGATTCCCCTGAACCTGAGGGACTCAGCAGCTGCGCTGTAGCGTGCCAGCTTTTGCCCACGGTATGCCGCCAGGAATTCTGGGGTCGTCCAGTGGGGAACTTGCTCGCATTCTGCAATCACAGCAGACCTGAACTCGATGCAATCATCAAAAGCACCAGCAACGGGCAAAGGAGGGGGCACAAGCGTGTCGTTGTCACCAACCACACCGAACACGCGCTCCTTCACTGCTCGCAAACCATTCGCTAGCGAGTTGTTGTGCAGCCCGACCACTCGGCTTGCCGCAAACCCCCCTAGCCTCAAGTAATTCCTCGTCTTGGGCTCCCCAGTTGTCTCGAGACCACGGATCCTGCTCTCGGCCCACTCAGACGTGGTACCTCCCTCGGAGCAAAACCCTCGATGCAACTCAAGGCAGCCCTACTTGCCTGGGAATATTTCTATTCCAGGGTCCTCAATTCCTGCCATCCTCTCGAACCAGCCAGGCTTGCCCTGCACCTCCTGGGACACGGCGTATCGTGCCCTCGACTCAGGGGTGTTGAAGGCTGCGTCAACGACCTGCTCGTAAAAGGACTTCTGGAAAGCGAAGTACGTGGCCAATGGCAAGATTCTCACCATGTCCTTGGCCCGGCATCGCCGCTTCTCCAGCATCCTGCGCAGCTCGCTAGCGACAGCCACCCCGTCAGTTTTGGGGTTGGGCCATCGAGTGCGTAACGTCCTAAACTCAGTCGCTACTCTCCGCGCTGCGAGTATGTACGGCCCATGGGAAAGTGTCCATCCCGAGCCAACCTCCTTCAGCACTTCCTGCAGACACCCGGGTAGGTCCCCCTCCGCTCCCTCGATCACGCCCGCCAGCTCCGACATTGCCTCCGCTCGCCGCAAGACCCGTTTCCGCAGCCTGTGCTTGCGAGTGGAAGTAATCACCCTCGCGGCGACAGCACCCCACGCCACACGTGCGAGAATGACAGCCGCCGTGAGAACAGCGGCCAGCACCCACTGCCACATGCCTGCGCTCTAGTTCGACTCTGAGAGAATTGAACTCGTGTACAAGCCGCCAATGGTACCGGTAGAGTTGGCAGCAGGTAAGCTGGCCAAATCCGGATAGAGTGTCAGGGCTAGGGAGAGCCAGTGTTCGAACGCCGCACTCACAACCCACTGCTGGGCCGTGAAATGTCTGCCGTTCAGGACGAATCCGTACTGGATCCCTTGGTGAAGCGCACGCTCTTGCAGGTCCTCAGGGAACTCCCTGTACAACCTGTCGAGCAGCGCCAAAGTCACACTGAAAGCCAGTGTGATGACTTACGTGCAAGCACGGGCCGCCGATACGCCTAAGCGCCTGCCGCCACGGGGGTGGTTAGCCCACGGATATCGCG